AACAGGTATGATACGTTACAACACCGCAGATCAACGTGTTGAACTGTATGATGGAAATCAATGGGGTTCAATCGCAGGATCTTCAGGTGCTGTAAGTATTATTGACGCAACAGAAATAGCAGTGGAGTATGCACTGTTTTTAGGATAGGAAAAATATGGCAACAAATTTTAGAAATTCTGTAACAAAAAATATAGGAACTGTGACCACACCTGTTTACACAGCAGATCCTGGATCGTACACAACTATTATTGGAATGGTTTTAGCAAACTTAACAGAGTCAGTTGTAGAAGCCAGTGTAACACTGACAGCAACTCCAGATTCTGTGACAGGTTTTATTGTAAAAGATGTGTTGATTGCTCCTAATTCTTCTTTAAGGGTTTTGAACTCAGGAGAAAAATTGATTGTGGCAAGTCAAAACTCGTTAAACGTTAATGCAAACATCAACGACTCATTAGATTGTGTGTTGAGTTACGTGGAGATAACATAAGATGTCAAACTCAGTTGGACAGGATACTTCGGTATATCTACAAAACGGTATCAAAGACAGATACTTTTACGGTTTAAGAAGAACCGACGAAGGCACACTGTTCATAGGTAAAGTAGACCAACTGGCGGCGAATGATCCTGTATCGATTAACAATCCAGGAAATATTGACGACAACTTTAAAGAATTTGATCAAGGTTATGATTTTTTCGAAGGAAGAGATTTGAACCATGATAAACCATTTAGAAATTTGAGATATGAACAATTTAGATGGGACGATGTTAATCTGAATTATTATATCAACGATGAAGGTGAATTGGTTGTAAGAATCAACAGTAATGTGGGTGATGGTGAAATCACTTATCCACAAACTGATGAAAACTTAATAAGAGAACAAACCATATTCACTTTTGATAAAGACAATTACTTAATGGACAGTAATGAAATAACATTCGATAGAGGATAAAGTAGGAGGAAAAAACGAATGACAAGACAACTGATAAACACTGGTATTATCCCAAATGACGGTCAAGGTGACTCGTTAAGGGACGCTGGTGGAAAACTAAACAACAATTTCGAAGAACTGTACACAGCTCTTGGAAATGGAACAGCACTCACAGTGGTCAATAACAATTTGATCACAGCCACAGGTGCCAACAAAATTACATTTTTATACAACACTCTAGCAGAATTACCAGATGCAGGAACCTATCATGGTATGTTTGCTCATGTTCACGGTGAGAATGCCTCCTACTACGCTCACGCAGGTGAATGGGTAAAACTTGCAGATGAAAATAAATCTATCGACATGTTTGCTGACGTTGATGTATCATCAGCAACTCCTACAAATGGACAAGCATTAGTCTACGATGCTGGTTCACAAACTTGGAAACCAGGCACAGTAGCCACAGATAATGGTGGTGGAGGTGGCGGTGGTGCTGAAGCATTCACCGACCTATCAGACACACCAGCAGACTATGGCGGATTGAGTGGCGGATTCCTAAGAGTCAATGGACCAGCAGACGGTTTAGAAATTGTTGCGGCATTTTCAATTGACTCACTGTCTGATGTTGATACAACCACAACTACTCCAGTATCAGGACAAGTTTTAAAATGGAATGGCACAAATTGGGTACCAGGGGCAGACTCGACAGCAGGCGGTGGTTCAACCGATGCCGACACATTAGATGGTTTAGACAGTACATATTATCTAAACTACAACAACTTGAACAACAAACCTACAATCAGTTCAACTTTTGTGAGTCTAACAGACACTCCGGCAAACTTTACTGGTGCGGCAAATAGATTTGTAAAAGTTAATTCTGCAGGTGACGGTTTAGAATTTGTATCAGCAGGCGCCTCGGGTGCTACTGAGTTAAATGAATTATCTGATGTTACTATTTCATCTCCAAGTCAAGGTGATGTGTTGTATTACGATGGTTCAGGATGGGTAAAACAGAACGGTCCAACAATGAGATGGAGCATTGGAGCAAACGGTTCATCAGACTACACGTTCTCTGGTCCCGGGTTTGCTACAACCACAAACGATCCAGTGTTGTATTTGATGAGAGGACACACATATATTTTTGTGAATACCACAGGTTCTAGTCATCCATTTGAATTTAGAGTATCAAATGGCGGTGCTGAATACTCATCAGGAATAAGTGGTTCAAAATCTGGTACACAGGTGTTTGAGGTTCCTATGGATTCTCCAAGCACTTTGTATTACCAATGTACAATTCACTCAGCAATGGGTAACACAATCAACATAGTGAGTTAATAGATGGCACAAGTATTTGGCGTAGGCATAGACGAATTACAGAAAACGTTAGCAAACAATAGATATTTCTATGGTTTGAGACGTACAGATGCCGGCGAATTATACATGGTGAAAGCAGATCTATTAAGATTGGAAGATGGCGTACAATTAAACAGACCAGGCAATGTTGATGAAAATTACAACAACTGGAGTAGAGGAGAAGATTTCTTTGAAGGCAGAGACCAACAACATAGAAAAGTTTACCCAAATCTTGTGTACGAACAGTACAAATGGGATGGTAGAAACCTGTTTTATTATGTGAATAGTGAAGGTGAATTAGTGTTAAAAGTTAACGAGGCTCATACATATCCAGGATATGTAGAACCTTATGAAAGTTAGGAGCGATAAATACAAATAGGAATTAATCAATGGCAGATTTTCGTATAGACAGGATAAGATTTAGATGGAGAGGTGATTGGTCAGCCAACACCCTTTACGTAAAAGACGATGTACTAAGATATGGTGCAAAAGTATTTGTCTGTGTTGAAGTACACACATCAGACACAAATTTCTACAATGATTTAAACAACTCAACACCTCGTTGGGTGCAGATGATGGATGGTCAATCCTGGACAGGTGATTGGCAACCTTCTACGTTCTACAAAATTGGCGAACTTGTAAAAGTTGGTGGATTGATTTATAAATGCATTGAAGGACACATTTCAAATGCTGATCCGGCAAATGGTGTACTGGGTGATGAACTAAAATGGGTTTACTTTGCTCGTGGAGAAGATTGGGCCAGTGTGTGGCAACCAGAAACACTTTACAATGTTGACCAAACAGTAATTTATGGAGGATCAATTTGGAAATGTAACACAGCACACACTTCCGGCACTGCTGATGATGGTTTACAATTCAATGCAGATTACTGGGATCAATATTCTAGATCAGACAATTTTAGAGGCGACTGGACAGAAAATACATTGTACTATCCAGATGATATTGTGTACTATGGTGGTACAGTTTACAGATGTACAACAGGACACAGATCAGCACTGTCAAACAAATTTGTTAATCCAGCCATAGCATCAAGCACAACAGTTGCAGGTGCTGGTTTAGAATTTTTTATTTTCAAAGTTGGAGCAACCTACTACGCAAAAATCACTAACGGTGGTTCAAATTATGCGGCTCTAGAAACTTTAACAATTTTGGGAACCAGCATTGGTGGATCTACTCCAGACAATGATGCAGTAATCACAATCAACACAGTTGATAATGGCGCTGTTCAAACTGTATCCATAAATGGTCTGGCAAACGTTTCTACAGATGGATTAGAAGCAAATGATCAACAATGGGAAACTGTTTTCACAGGAATAAGATACAGAGGCGATTATGCCTACGGTGAGAGATACGCCGCAGGAGAATTGGTAAGATGGTCACCAGGCATGTGGCAAGTAACCACAGGACACTGGGCAATAGACACAGTGATGGATGAATCCAACTACAATCTTTGGGTTCCTGGGTTAGAATTTGAACAGATTTGGAATCTATCACAATACTATCAACAAGGTGATGTGGTATTATACGGTGGTTACACATACGTTGCGTTACAAAGTAACAACGGAGTTGAGCCTGCTGTCACAGATCCCACAAACACTTGGGAATTACAAGTTGTAGGTTACACATTCAAAGGAGAATGGTCAGCAACTTATGAAGATGAGACATTGGGTGAATTACCATTAGAATACAAAACTGGAGATGTTGTAAGAGCTGGAGGTGATTTATACATAGCAGTCACAGATAATGATGGCGTTGATCCAGCAACAAGATTCAGTTATGATCCAGGTACAGACACTCCTTTCCCTTGGCAATTGCTTGTGGAAGGTTATGCTTTCAAAGGCCCTTGGGTCGAAGTAGGCATCGGTGGCATAACTGGTGAAAATACATACTTTCCTGGAGATGTTGTCACAGTAGCAGGTACACTTTATAAATGTATTCTTAAACACGAAGCAAATTCATCAGATGCTAAACCACCATTAGATTTTGAATCAGAAAATGTTGGTCCATATTGGGTGTTATTAGCACAAGGTCACACACCAAACGTGTTGGAATATCCAGGCGATATCAAAACACAAAACGATGATTCAACAAGACTAAGAATTGGGTTAGGTGATCCAGGACAATTATTGAAAGTAGATTCGAACAGTTTACCATTCTGGGAAGACTTTGATGTTACTCCAAAAGTTTATTATGTTTCTCCAGACGGTGTTGATGCAGATGACAGAGGAGTACAGTTAGCGGCGCCTTTCAAAACTGTAAAATTTGCCTGTGACTTTATCAATCAAGATTTATCACAAAGATCACCTGCTACAATTTTTATTAAAACAGGAATGTATCAAGAAGAATTACCAATCAAAGTTCCAAGAGATGTGGCACTAGTTGGAGATGAACTAAGAAGTACTGAAATTAAACCTGCTCCAGGTTACGAAGGCGAAGACATGTTCCACGTAAACAATGGTTCAGGTATTAGAAACATGACACTATCTGGATTATCAGGCACATTAGGTCCTGTGAATGAATACGGAACTCGTAGACCAACTGGTGGTGCGTTTGTTTCATTGAATCCAGGAACAGGTGCTTCAGATGCCTCTGCTTGGATCACAACACGTTCTTGTTATGTGCAGAACGTTTCAACATTTGGAACAGGTTGTATAGGATTAAAAGTGGATGGCGACTTACACAATGGTGGTTACAGATCAATTGTGGCCAACGATTTTACTCAAGTAATTGATCAAGGTATAGGTTTCTGGGTAAATGGAGAAGGTAGATCAGAACTTGTTTCTGTGTTCACATACTACTGTCATATAGGTTATCTAGCAACGGCGGGTGGTAAAGTAAGAGCCACAAATGGAAACAACTCATATGGTGATTTTGGATCAGTAGCAGAAGGTGTTACACCTACAGAAACTCCTATCACAGCAGAATTCAATAACCGTACACAAGAAGCTCAAGTAGATGCTGTGTACAATGACGAAAACGAAATATTTGCTTTTGCTTATGATCATGCAGGTGAACAGTACACAGAAGCCACTATAACAATTACAGGTTCAGGTGAAGGTGCGGCGGCAACTATCAATTACGAAAACACCAGAGACGGTGCTGTCAACAAAGTAAGGATATTAGGCCCAGGAGATTCAACTCCAGCAGGTGGTTCCGCTTATACTAGTAAGTCAGGACCAGCAATTACAGGTGACGCTACATCAATACAGTTAAATCAACAATTCCAAGGCACAGAAGCACAAACTGTGGGACAAAGAATTTACATTTGGGAAGGTACAGGTAGAGGTCAGTACGGTATAATTGATTCTTTTGATGAATTAACAAAAACTTGTACAGTGAGAAAAGAATTTGACAACACACCAGGATGGCAACATTTCTTAGGTGGATTCAAAATTGAAGAAGAATTAGATCCATCAACAAAATATTTTATAGAACCAAGAATAACTTTCAGTGAACCACCATACTCAAATTCAACTGCTTCTATTCCATTATCGGGTGATTACCAATTGGGAACTTCCAGAAGAGTAGGCAGTTCAAATGTAACAGTGTTACTAGGCAATGGCAGAGGAATAAGAACAGTTGATTCAACAAACTGGACCGTGGCAAACGGAGTTCCAACAGCAAATTGGAACGACTTGGTTGGTGGAGCCAACAATTTTATGGCAGTTTCAGCCACAGGTACATTGGCTAGATCTCAAGATGGAGCCAACTGGGCAGATTTATCTGGTAATATTGGTGCTGACATATTCAGAGGCGTTGCTTGGGAAAATGTTTCTGCACAATGGGTAGTAATATCTGAAACTGGAGTTGTTTACACTTCAGGTGATGAAGGAAACAGTTGGAATTCAGTACAGGTTGAACCATACGATGGATCAACGCCTGTGTTCACAAAAATTGCGGCAGGTAATGGACTGATTGTTATTGCTAACGATTTCGGACAAACTTGGGAGTCAGTAGATGGCGGTACAACTTGGGAATTAGCCGCAGACATAGGAGGTGAAAGATATCTGTTACAACATTTAACTTTTGCCGGAGATAAATTTATTGCTTCTGTACAAGATTCACCATTTGATGATTCAACATCAGCAAACAAATTTTTCGTTTCAAATGCGAATGCGGCACAAAGTTCTACCAGTGCTATCACCGTGTGGACAGAATCAGATGCTCCACCGCACACAGGACCATACACAAAAGTTGCTTATTCACAAGGAACTTTTGCGGCAATTACAGCCAACGGTGAGATTGCTTATTCTTATGATGCTGTGAGTTGGAAAGAATTGGCAAACATTGGTGGTTCTTATTCAGGTATCGTTGGCGGAAGATATCAAGGTGGATATTTTGTACCAATAGTATTAGGACCAATGAGTAATGCAACTATTATCAAAAAAGGAGCACCACCTCTTTGTAGAGTTATCACAAATGCTGGTAAAGTTTCAAAAGTACAAATTTTAGATCCAGGTTCAGGATATTCTTCAGCACCAACAGTCACAGTGACTGACAATGTAAACATAACAGATGTTGCTCTTCAACCAAGAATCGGAAATGGTGTATTATCACAACCAACATTCACAAACAGAGGTACAGGTTTCATCAATGTAAGTGCCACAGTGGACGGTGATGGATTTGCAGATGAATATCAAACAGGCAAAGTGGTACAAATTAAAAATTTATCAAGAGAGCCTGGTCCAGGTGACTTGTTGTACATAGATGGAGTAGATGATCAAATTTACAGAGTTACACAAATAACAAACATTGAAGGTACGGCACCAAACTTATCAGCACAATTTAGAATATCTCCAAGTCTTAGAGAAAATGAATCACCTGATCATGAAACGTCGATGACAATCAGACAACAATACTCACAGGTTAGATTGACAGGACATGACTTCCTAGATATTGGTACAGGTGGATTTGACACAACAAACTATCCAGATTTGTACACCAACGAAGGTTTTACAGAAGGCTATGAAGCACAACCATTTAGAGAAACAGCAAACAACGGTGGTGGTAGAGTGTTCTACACATCAACTGACCAAGATGGTAACTTCCGTGTTGGTGAATTGTTCGAAGTTGAACAGGCAACTGGTATTGTAACACTTAACGCAGACTTATTCAACCTACAAGGTCTATCAGAATTAGCACTGGGTGGTGTTGTACTGGGTGGTACAGAAGTTGTAATTAGAGAATTTTCTACAGATCCAACCATGGCGGCAAATTCAGACAATGTTGTGCCAACACAAAAAGCGATTGTGACCTACATTGGTTCAAGAGTATCGGGTGGTGGAGCAAACTTGAATGTATCAGGATTTAGAGCAGGACAGATCAAAGTAAGAAACAGAGAAATATTCAACGAAGCATTTCCTGAAACAGGACAGGTTAAAATAGACAGAGTAGCCAAATTAAATGGCGGTGTTGCTGGTTACTTAATGGCTTGGAATATGTTTACAGGTGGTGTAGCAAGTACAGAATTGAATGAAGGAGATCCGGTTAGTGCTATTGACTCATCTAACGGATATGGTGAATAATGATAAATAACTACAATAAGAGGATATATTAACCCATGGCTGAGTTTAAATTAGGTAGAATACGTTTTGTTTGGAAAGGTGCTTGGTATACAGGTGCCATTTATTCAGTAGATGATGTTGTAAGATACGGTGGTAGAACATACATTTGTGTGGTAAACCATACTTCTGCGGCAGAATTCCAAGATGACTTAACTGCAAACAACTGGGCGTTGATGTCAGATGGTCAAGAATGGAAAGGCGATTGGCAAACAAACACCACATACAAACCTAATGACGTTGTCAAATATGGTGGATACATTTATATTTGTAACACAGGACACACATCTAATGTAGATGTAAACATTGGATTAGAAGGTGACATAGCAAAATGGGATTTATTCATTGAAGGATTTGATTACAAAGCAGATTGGCAAACTGGAACAAGATACAAAGTTAATGATCTAGTAAGATACGGTGCAACTGTTTACCTATGTACAACAGAACACACATCAGCGGCAACAACTGCAGATGGTTTAGAATTAGACATTGCCAAATGGGAAGTATTCGCAAAAGGTTTCAATTGGTTAAACACATGGGCAACTGCCACTAGATACAAACCAAACGACACAGTAAGATACGGTGGACAACTTTATGTTTGTGTTACTGGACACACATCGGCGGCTGATGCGGCAGATGGTTTAGAATTTGATCAAGCAAAATGGCAATACCTACACAAAGGTATTGAATATCTAGGTGCTTGGGTAACTGCAACAAGATACAAAGTGAATGATGTTGTTAAGTATGGAGCAAACTTATGGATCTGTACAACACAGCACACAGCAGGTGCATCATTGGCGGCAGACGAAGCCAATTGGGAAATATTCATTCCAGGTTTAGAATTTGAAGATTCATGGGATTCAGCAACATTGTACCAACCAGGTGACATTGTTACTTACGGAGGTTACCAATACGTTGCACTTACAAACAATGATAACGCAGTACCATCAACACAAACTTCTGATTGGGATTTATTTGTAACAGGTTTCAGTTTAAAAGGTGACTACGATAACGCCACTGCGTACAAAACAGGTGACGTTGTTAGAGTTGGCGGTATAACTTATATTTCAATTGCTGACACAACAGGAAACAGACCACCAAATGTTCTTTACTGGGATAAACTAAATGAAGGTTTATACTGGAAAGGCACTTGGGCCAACACAACTTATTATGACAAAGGCGACATTGTAAGAGGTTCTGTAAACACAGACACTTCATACATTTGTGTAACTTCACACACAGCAAACAATGTTGGTCCAGCCACAATCAACCAACCAGATTACGCACCAGGTGTTGGTGTTGACACTTCTGTTTGGGAATTATTATCAGGCGGTCCAGAAAATGATGTACTTTCAGCACAAGGTGATATCTTAATTTACGGGGCTTCAGGTCCAGCAAGATTACCAGTCGGTGCGGCAGGACAAGCACTTGTTGTAAATGGCGCAGGCACATTGCCTGAATGGGGTTATGTGGGACAAGTTG